AAAAACCAGCGCGCGATCCTTGTTGAAGAGCGTCTGGGCCTGGCGGTTCGCAAGAAATACGCGTTCGTGAAGGGCCGTTTCGCGCTGGCTGACTAAACCTTCGGTGCTCGTCACCTCAAGGGCCTTCGGGCCCTTTTTATTTGGAGAATCACATGGAACTGAAAGCGCTGTGGGGCTTTGAAGGCGATCCTGAAAAGCTGAAAACCGCAACCGGTCGGGTTATGGCCGGCCAGATCCTCGACGTTGAGGACGAAGAACTGGCGAACACCCTGATTGGCAAAGGGTTGGCTGAAAAAGCCAAGCCGTCGGCGAACAAAGCAGCCAAGCCCAACGAGAACAAGTAAATGCTTGATCTCGGCCGCGTGAAGCTGCACCTCCGGGTGTTTGACAACGAAGAGGACTCGCTCATCGAGGGCTATGTTGAGGCCGCGAAGGCTCATGTAGCCATGCACTGTGATCGTGTCTTGGTCGACTCTGCACCCGCGGGGCCTGAAGAGATGGCCCTGACACCTGATGTTGAGCAAGCCATTTTGCTCTTGGTGGGCCACTGGTTCGCTAACCGCGAAGAAGTCGTGGTGGGCGCTGTTGCAAGCCAGTTGCCGATGGGGGTTTCTGCCCTTCTCTGGGCAAGGAAGCGTTTCTGATGAGAGCCGGTCCTTTGCGTCATAGCGGTTCATTGCAGCGGCAAGCGCGTGTCTCTGACGGGATGGGCGGATACAGCCAGGGATGGGCTGAGGTCCGCAAGGTCCGCGCTGAAATCACAATGCCGACCGGTCGGGTTGCAACCGTCGCGCAGCAAATCAAGACAGTCGTCTCCGCTGAGATACGAGTGCGGATGGCGCGAGACATCAAAGCCGGGCAACGGCTTGTCTTCACCGACGACACCTACGCCATCGAGGCCGTTCTGGCTGATAACGATCGGACGATGCTGCGTTTGCTGTGCTCAAACGTCACAAATCCATGAGGTGATTCATGAAAGTCAAAGCACTTGCAAGCCTGTCCACCGCCCAGGGCTGGAAAGCAGTAGGCGAAGAATTCACTGTCAACGCAGCCGAGGCGGATGCCTTGGTGGAGCGTGGCTTGGTTGAACGTTCTGGCGCTGAGCCTGATCAAGTAGCCGATCCAGCCACGCCAAAGGCCGTGAAAGCCTCGAAATCGAAAAGCTGATCATGGCCAGACGCTCGAGCATTCAAGGCGACTTCAAGCTGCGCGGGCTGCTGCGGCGGATCGGGAACGAAATAGAAAGTGATCTCCGTCCCGCGATGGTTGAAGCCGCCGACCTGGTGCTGGCCACACAGCAACGGCTTATCCCCCGTGACACCGGTGATATCGAAGAGGCGCTTGAGGCATTTGTCTCGAAAAGCGGCTTGGACGCGCAGGTTGGCATCCGGGGAAAAAAGGACAACCGGCACTTTTTCTACGGGAAATTTCTTGAGTACGGCACGAAGCAGTACGTTCGGAACGGTCACACCGTGGCTGCAAGACCGGCGCATCCCTGGCTCCGACCATCCTACGACATGAACCGGGATCAAATCGCGATCATCATCAGTCGAGCAATCGAGTCAACACTGCGCAAGGCCGCGGAGGGCACATGAGTGATCCGGGGTTGGCGCTTCAGAAAGCGCTTTTTGAGAAATTGTCTACAAGCCTGTCGGAGCCGGTTTTCGATGCTGTGCCAGAGGGTACGCCGTACCCCTACGTGACGCTGGATTACGAGACTTCGGATAACACCACGCCGATCAGCGGAAAGAAGCGCGAAACCCGTCTTTTCTACTTGTCGGTCTGGTCGGATTATCAAGGTCAAGCCGAGGTGAAGCGCATCAATGGCGAAATCGCCGACGCGCTGGACGAAATTGCACTGCCGTTGGACACAGGCACTGCCGTATCTGTCCGTGTGCTGCGCACTGAAACCAACCGCGAGCCAGACGGCAAGACTTACATGGGATCGGTGACCCTCCGGATCATCACCCAGCACTGACAACGCCGAACAACACCAACACCCGCCATCGAGCGGGTTTCTTATTGCCAAAAAACCACCCGCGCCCTGGAGGGCAACCATGACTATCAAAACTTCCGCCGGCGTCCGACTGTTGATCGGCCCGGCTCACAACATCACCTATGCAGAAACCACCGCTGGGCGCGCTGCTGCCGTTACCGCGCTGAAAGCGCTGGCCTACGTCGAGATCGGCGAGGTTGAAGACGCTGGCGAGCTGGGCGACGAGGCGAGCACAGCTGACTTCGTGGCGCTGGCCAACCGTCGCAAACGCAAGGTCAAGGGCACGTTCGACGCTGGTACTCAGCAAATCACGCTGGGTCAGGATCCGAAGGACGCCGGACAGAAAGCCGTAAAGGCCGCTTTGTCCAGCGACGACAACTACGCCATCCAGATGGATTACGGCGACGGCAGCGCTGACTTCTACACCGGCCAGGTGCTGAGCTTCCGCAAGCAGATCGGCACCGCTGAATCGATCCGAAAAGCCACGGTCTCCGTCGCGATCAACTCGGCGATCTACGAGCAGGAAGCCCCGGCGACCTGATCTCGCGATCACCCGCCACACCCAAGCGCCGCGCTCGCGGCGTTTGCCTCAACATTTTTCTCACCATTAGGAATACAGATCCATGTCGAAGACTGACCACGGCGCAACTGACGTAACGATCGGCGCTGAAGTTTACAGCCTGGCTTTCACCTTGAAGGCCGTGAAAAATATCGAGCGACGTTTCGGCGGTATCTCGCCAGCCTTGCAGGAAGTCCAGAAACTGAGCCTCGGAGCGGCCGTGGCCATCATCGCCGCTGGCGCTGGTCTGACGCTGAAGCCGAAAGAGGTCGAAGCTCTCGAGGAAGAGATTTACCAAGCTGGCATCGGCGAGGTTACCCCGCCTCTGATTCAGTACCTGCTCGCGCTGCTGAACCCAGCGGCCAAAACTGAAGAAGAGCTCGCCAAGGACGCCGAAGAGGGCGCGGGCAAGGGAAAAAAGTAAGTCGCCCAAGCAACGGTAGCTATGTGGATGAGATTTTCTGCATCGCTACCGGCAGCCTTCAATGGTCGCCACGCGATGCCTGGGAAACTCCAGTCCCTCAGATATTGATGGCTTGGGAGGCCCGTATCGAATTTCTTCGAGCTACCAACCCATTTCAAAAGGCTGAACAACCCGACGCGCCGCCGGCTGACGAAACGGCAGAAGAGAAACGCTTGCGCATCAAGGCGAAGATTCGCGGGGCTCGCGCCTGAATTCTACCTATGCTGGTACCCTTGGTTTTCTTTCATAAGGAGTATGAGCATGGCGTTGTTTTTGATGGTGCTTGCCACGATGTTGATCTGCGCGATCGGCATGACTGTGACATTGCTACTCAACTCGTCCCGTCCTGGGTCAGGATTGGCTTGGCTAGGCGCTATTGGGACATTTTTCGTCCTGATTCTGCAGTGGATTTGGTTTGCCACAGATTACAACGGGCCAGAGCGTACCAAGGCCAGGGATCAGCAATATCAAGCTGAGTCCGCGGCTTTGCGACGTGAGCTTGACGAGTCGGAATGCAGGAACACAGTTGCTGCGTTCGTAATGTCGCAAGGGTTTGTAAAGCGATCTCTAAAATCCCCAGCTTCCGCAGTATTCCCCAGTCAAGCAGTCGCTTCAACGCAAGCAGGCCAGTGCAAATTTGTGGTCGTGGCTTATGTCGATTCACAGAACGGATTTGGGGCTCTTATCCGGACAAGCTATGTCGCTTCAGTTGAGTACCTTCCAGCAACGCGCGAGTGGAAATTGAATAGCCTGAACATGTAAAGCCTTTTTCATGCCCGTCATTGGGCACTCGAACCGCCGTATGGCGGTTTTTTTTCGCTTGGAGAAAATGCATGGCAGGTCAAGAAGTTCGCGGGATGCTCATTCGGCTTGAGGCAACCACGGCACAACTCCGTCAGGAGATGGACCGCGCGGATGCCTCAGTGACCAAGGCAACCGGGCGAATTGACACCCAGCTGAGCAAAGTTGATACGGCTTTTGATCGCGCGGCAAGAAGTGCGCAGTCTGCCGCAAGCATTCTCAAAGGTGCTTTGTCGCTGGCAGTGGGTGGCGCAAGCGTAAGCGCCATTATCGACCAGGCTGAGGCTTATACGACAGTCGCAAACCGTCTCAAACTTGTGACATCGAGCAGCAAGGATTTCACTGACGCGCAGAGCGCAGTCTTTAGCATTGCCCAGAGATCTGGTCAGCCGCTTGGAGCAACCGCGGAGCTATACCAGCGCATCGCCACAAATCAGAAGGAATTGAAACTGAGCGGCCAAGGTGTGGCCGGAATTGTCGAAACCATCTCGAAAACCTTGGTCATCAGTGGCACCTCTGCCGCGTCTGCTGACGCCGCTCTGGTACAGCTTGGTCAATCCTTTGCCTCGGGAACCTTGCGCGGCGAAGAGCTGAACTCGGTGCTTGAGCAAGCTCCGGCGCTTGCTCAGGCAATTGCTAAAGGCATGGGTAAAACCGTAGGCGAGCTTCGTTCGCTCGGCGCAGACGGCAAGCTCACTGCCGCTGCCGTAGTTGCGGCATTGCAGGCTGAAGCAGGCGCTGTAGACGACTTGTTCAATCAGATGCAGAGCACAATTGGCACTGCCCTGACTCGCATACAGACGTCGTTCACGCGCATTATCGGCGAGACAGACAAGTTTTCTGGAACTAGCGTTTCCCTCGCTGGCGCGATTAACCAGGCCTCCCGAGCACTTGACCAGATCAAGGTTCCGGAGGCCATTGCCGTCGTCTCTAAACACGCCGAGACTCTTTCGACTGTTTTGGGCGTTGTTCTGTATGCCGCTCTGGGTAAGGTAGCCGCTGGCATGGTGCAGTGGACGGCTGCGTCCGGAACATCGGTCATCGCCAACCAAAAAGCGCTTGCTGCTGCCGCTCGAACCGCCCAACAGGATCTGTTGGCTGCTGAAGCCAAACAGGTCGACGCTCGTGCGCTTGTTGCGCGAGCGAATCAGGAACTCCAGGCAGCACAGAGCAAGGTCGCATCGGATCGTGCCAGGCAGCAGTCAGAAATAGGAAACATCCAAGCGCTTCAGGCAACGATGACAGCTGAGGTAGCGCTTGAGCGGCAACGATACGAGGCACAGATAAGCGAGCAGGGAAGATTGGCTTCTACTGCACGCCTTACTGGCTTGCTGGAGGCTCAGGCAACTGTGACTGGTCAGCTCACAGCAGCCGAACAAAAGTTAGCCGTTACGACTGTTGCTACCTCTGCAGAAATTCAAGTTGCTAATGCCCGCGTTACGGCTTCCAAAGTGGCGCTCGCTGAAACAACCCTGGCTGTAAATGCGGCATCCGTGGCTACGGAAAAGGCTGCAGCAGCGGCATCAATTGCCGGCCGCGCTTGGGGCAGCTTGAAGACTGGCGCTGCCGGGCTTTTGGGACTGCTCGGAGGGCCGGTCGGGTTGGCGTTCATGGCGGGCGCCGTCGCGCTTTCCTTTGTCGATTTCAGCGATAAATCCAAAACCCTCATGGGCGATTTGGGTGACCTCGGCAAATCCGTCGACCAGGTCCGGACCGAGTTCAACAAGCTCAATGAGGATCAGCAGCGCGCACAAATCAACACCTGGAAGGATAAGCAGCTCGGCGCAACCCTGGCAGTTGAGAACGCTTATAAGGACCTGAAAGAGTCGGTTCAAAGCGCGCTGATCGAGCCCGTTAACCCTGAAATGGTTGATCCTGCCAAAATGGCAGAGCAGGTCCGGTCATTTGAAGTGCTGGTCGCAAAAATGGACGCCGCGCGCGCGTCTGGCCAATCGCTTGGCCCGATTTTGCGCGAGGCTGCCGCCAACGGCCAGATTTCTCCAGAGCAACTTCGCCAGTGGGAAACCAAAGCCGGGCTGCTGAGCGATAACGCCTCTGTCGCGGCTCAAGTTACCACTCGTCTTGGCGAGATGACCGGAGCTCTGAACCAGAACACGACCGCTACTCAGGCCAACAACCAGGCGAAGGCTGGATTCACCACGGAAGGCGAGAAGTACCTCGACACCATTCAAAAACAGCTCGCCGGACTCCAGGACGGCGGAAACGCGATCAAGGAGGCAAACCGCTACATTGCTGAGCACGCCGATCTCTCGGAAGCCGACCGCGTTGCGATTCTGTCGACTGCCAATGCGATTGAGGTCAACAAAGCTGCAACCAAGGCAGCAAAGGACGAGACGAAACTTGGCAACGCTGCAGCACGAGAGGCGGCCACCGAGCTCAAAAATCAGCAAAAGGCACTGGAAGATTTAACCGCGAAGTCTGCGATTTCGACCAAGTCGGCTAACGATCTCGCTGATGCTTACCTGGCTGGGATCGGTAGCATTCGCGAAATCACGCTGCAGCAGAAGGTCGAGGAAGAGCTTCTTAAAACCGGTGCCGATGCGCGTGACAAGGTCACGGAGTCGATCCGCAATCAGATGGCTGCCGAGGATCGCCGCGACGTTGCGAAAAATATCGCGGATCTTCGCGTAGAGGCCTCGCAAACTCTTGCACAGGCAACTGCAACTCTGCGCGGGGCCGACGCGCTCGAAGCATTCAATGTGCAGAAGGCAATGCAGGTAGCGCTCGTTGGTAAAAACATCGAGTACGGCAGCAAAGAGTATGACCAGCTGCTTGAAGCGACCAAGGCGCAGCTGGATCACAACAAAGCGTTGGAGCAGGCCGGAGAGGCCAACAGCATCGTCGACCGTCTGTATCCGCAAACGAAGCTGTTGCGTGATTACACCCAGGAGCAGGAAGCGCTCAATAAAGCGATTGAGCTTTACCCGGAAAAAGCAGACGCATACCGGGATGCGCTGGGTCGGCTAGGAGTCGAGTATGAACAAAACCAGCGTGCCGCAACCGCTTGGGGGCAGTTCACCGAGGGTGCAGTTGATCGTATCGATGACGCCTTTGCGGACATGTGGAAGTCGATTCTGAGCAAGTCCGGTAACTTCATGGACACGCTCAAAGACAGCTTCCGTCAGTTCCTTGCCGAAATGCTGCATATGGCGATCACCAAGCCAATCATCGTGCAGTTTGCGAGTGCGCTTGGGATCGGCGGTGCCGCTGCTCAGTCGTCCGGGTTCTTCGGTGATATGGGTTCTGGCAGCGGAGGTGGGATCAGCTCTCTGCTGAGCAACGCAAGCTCCGTCATCTCGGTTGCTGGCAGCAAATTCGGCCAGGCTGTTATGGCAGGCTGGAACGGCAGCAACGGTATCTTGGGCGGTATCCAGGGTGCGTTTAGCAACGGAGCCAGCTACATCAGTTCCGCTATTACCGGCGCATTCACTGCCGGGTCTGCGACTGCCAGCAGCGCGGCCGCAAGTTTGGCCGCAGGCTCAACTCAGGCCGGGTACACCGGCGCGGCGATGCAAAGCTGGGTCGGCGCGGCTAACGCTTCGTCCACCCTGGCATCTCTCAGCAATGCGATCAGCTACATCGGTGCTGCTTACTCGGTTATCAGTTCGTTCCAGAACTACGGCGTCAAGGGCGGCGCTACTACCGCCGGTTTTGCAGCGGGTGGAGCATACATCGGTTCGCTGGTCGGCCCGATCGGCACGGCCGCCGGCGCGGCAATCGGCTCGGTGATCGGATCCTTCGTGTCTGGAAAGCTGTTCGGAGGCAGCGGCGAGAAATACCCGGACCTCAGCACGTCTGGACAGGGCACCTATTCGAACGGTGTGTACCGGTCCGGCGGTGTCGTCCAGGGCTGGCAAACCAAAGCGCCGAAATATGGCAGTAGCGTCGATGCACAGATGGACGCGACCGTAGCCAAGTTCAGCAGCACGCTGGGCATGCTTTACGACGTGTTGGGCAACGGCGCGGACGTCTATGCCTACGACATGATGCAGGTGCGCAAGACCTCTGGTAGGTATTCGACTACGTTCGGCGCAACGCTGGATAACGGTACCGGCGTCGGCCTGGACATCCATCAGCAATTCAACGCGGCCGATGCCGCTGAAGCGCTGAAACACAACTACGACGACGTCATGGGCACCTTCCTTGCGAAGGCGATCGTCAGTTCGAAGTCGCTGCCGGACTACTTCAAGGCGCAGTTCACCGACTTCGCCGGCAGTTGGGACACAACAGCTGACGAAGTGATCAGGGCGATTGAGGGGGTATTCACTCGTTTCAATGGGGTGAATGATGCGCTTTCGCTGATCAACGTCAACGGCCTAAAGCTCGACAACACGGGGCTGATGGCTTCCGACGCGATCCTCGATATGGTCGGCGCGATGTCCAACCTTGACACGGCAACTGCCTCGGCGAAGGACAAGGTCGACGCACTCAACAAGTCGGTGAGCACCTACTACCAGGCGTTTTTCAGTGCCGACGAGCAGTTTGCCGATCTGACCAAAAGCCTCAAAGGCGCGTTCGCCGGTTTCGGCCTGCAGCTGCCCGACACGCGCTCTGCATATAGGGACATGGTCGAAGACATCGACGTCACGACTGCAGCCGGCCAAGCGATGTTTTCCACGCTGGTGGGTCTTGCGACTAATGCCAATTCCTACTACTCGACCCTGGACCAGAAGGCGAAGGACGCGCAGCAGGCGGCAGAGGAAGCGGCACAGAAGATCATCGACGGTTTGATGGGCAATGCGACTTCTGCCCAAAGCGCTCTTGAGCGCGCGATCAACGCTCAAAAGGCGTCGATCAACGACATGTTGGCTACTGCCAACACCAGCGTTAGTGATTTGACTGGCATCAGTGGCAGTTTGAGCGCTGCGCTTAAGGCGCTGCGCGGTGACTCGGATAACGCCGTTAAGACGCTTCGTTCCCAAGCTCAAGCCACGTTGCAAAGCGCGCTCGCTCAGGCCAGGGCAGGGAAATCGCTGGCAGGGTTCGAAGGATTAACCGACGCTCTGGACGCGGTGAGCAACAACAACACCGATCTGTACGCCAGCTTGGAGGACTTCAACCGCGAGCAGGGCCGGACAGCGAACGTAGTGGCGGAACTGAACGCGCTCAACGGCAAGCAGCTGACGAGCTCGCAACAGACCGTCAAAACGCTTCAGGCGCAGCTAGATGCTCTTGATGATCAGTTGGCCTTCGCCCAGGCGCAGCTGGATGCGCTTAACGGGGTCGATAACTCGGTGCTAACGGTGGCGGACGCTGTTAAGGCGATGAATGCCGCCGTTGTGGCGGCCATCGCCGGTCTGAGCGGGAAGGGAACAGCGACAAACAACGGCACACTGATCGATTCGGTTTACCAGTCGGTTCTTGGGCACAGCGCTGATCAAGCCGGCAAGGATTACTGGCTTGGCCAACTGTCCAGCGGTGCAATTAGTTACTCCCAGCTTGAACAGGCGATCAGAAACGCAGCCCTCGCCAATGGATCGCTGCCGGCTCATGCAAGCGGCGGCTACATCAGCGGTCCTGGTACTGGCACAAGCGACAGCATTCTCGCGCGCCTCTCCAATGGTGAGTACGTCATGACGGCTGCTGCTACCAAGATGTTCGGTACCGGTTTGCTTAACCAGATGAACGCTGGGTACATCCCCGCGTTCGCCACCGGTGGGCCGGTGCTGGATATCAGTTCGCCAAGTCAGGTGTTCACTCGACCTGTTGGGCGCGTGGATGACGGAGGTGGTGATGGGGGGAGGCTGGAGCAGAAGGTGGACATCCTCATTGACGTGATCAAGCAAATCGTCGGGCCGATGAAAGTTGACTCCAACAAAGTCCGCAAGCTTCTTGAGCATTGGGACGGTGATGGGCTGCCAAAAACCACTACAGCGAGTGCTACCGCATGAGGTTTATTCGACCGATTGAGGTCACGCCTGAAAAGCTGATCAGCAGCAATGTGGCCGAAACGGATTTCGCCACATGGGTTTCAACGGCCACCTACAAGCTTGGCGACAACGTGATCTGGAATCATCGTATCTACCAGGCGTTGGCTGCGGTACCTGCCGGGGTGACACCTGGCACGGAGGTAGTAACAGAGTCGACTCCGGCCAAGTGGCAGGACATCGGAGCAACAAACCGCTGGAAAATGTTCGATGAAGTAGTGGGCACGCTGACTACCAATCCTGGCTCCGTCTCGGTGACGATCCAGCCCGGCGAGGTGGTCAACTCCATGGCTCTCTTCAATGTTCAGGGGGAGTCGGTCACGGTGACCATGACTGATCCTGTTGAAGGTGTCGTCTACTCGCGCACTTTCAGCATGATCGATGCCGCGGTAGACAACTGGTACGACTGGTTTTTCGCTGATATCGAAACCATGACCAGTGCCGTTGCCCTGGACATGCCTGCATACGGAACTGCAAGCATCACCGTCACGGTGAGCAGTAGCGGTACAGCTGCTATAGGGGCCCTGGTCATCGGCAAAGCCACGCTGATCGGCGAGACGGTGTACGGGGCCAGTGTCGGGATCGATGACTACAGCAGAAAGGAACGTGACACCTTCGGCAACATTGTGGTGACTCCGCGAGCTTACTCGGACAACGGTGATTTCCAGATCGTAGTCGACACCGACCGTGTCTCCAAAATCAAAAAAATGCTTACCGATATCCGCGCCAAGCCAGTTGTCTGGATAGGCGAAGAGACCTACGAGGCAACTATTATTTACGGCTTTTTCAAATCCTTCGACCTGGTCTATTCCGGGCCGGAAGTTTCCGATTGTCAGCTTTCCATCGAGGGCTTGATCTGATGGCTGCAACTACCCCGATACCGCTGCTTCCCGATGCCCCCTCTCGAAGTGATGGGCAGGCTGCCTTTAATGCAAAGGCTGACCCGTTCATTGCGGCTCTTCCACCAATGGTGGTGAACATCAACAGCCGGCTGACGTGGATTTGGCAGCAGGTGGGTGTGATTGATGGCTACCGCCAGGCTGCAGCGCAAAGCGCGTCCGACGCTTCTGGTTACGCCAATGCTGCAGACTCGTCAAAGGGCGCAGCAGCACAGTCCGCGATCGATGCCACGAACAACGGACAGGCTAAGGTCGATCAAGCCGCGCAGCAGGTGCAACTTGCGGCAAACCAGGTGGCACTTGCACAGAGTGCCGCAGATTCGGCTTTGGCATCAGCTGCGGCTGCTGGTGCCGCCGCAGGCCAACCAGCACTCAACGGCGCTGGAAACCTTCTGACTATCAACCCCGCAAACAATGGCGTGATCTTCACTTCTCCGTTGCCGCTCCTACACGCAACCGCTCTTCTTTTCTGAGGAATTCCCTGTGTCTATGACATTTACCGCGCCATTCGCGCAGATTCCACGCACCCTTACCGCAGCGGTTACAGCGGCAATTGCCGGGCTCGGCACCGATGCAGTTACCGGTCTGCAACTGCTGGTCACCGCAGGTTCAAACGGCGCGATCGTTTCCAGCATCAGCGCCATGCCGCGCGCGACGGTTACTGCATCTTCGCTGATGTTGTTCCTGGTCAAGAGCTCGGCACCCACAGTTTACCGCCCTATAGATTCGGTCCTGATGACCGCTTACACGCTTGCGGCCACCACGGCCGTGCCAGTGACGGCGTTCCCGCTGATCAGCGATGCAACCCCGATGCGCCTTGAGGCTGGCGACAAGATTTACGCTGGCTCACAGGTCGCGCTGGCTGCTGGCATTTCTTTCACCGCTCGCTGGATGGATTACTGATGGCTTCGGCTCTCGACCTTGGGAACCCGCTGGCCATACCCAAGGAAGTTGCAGACAACAGGCCATCTAAACGCCCGCAGCTTTATTACATCGACTCCGGCTCCGGAACGCTTACGCTCGATGTCACCGGCTTCAAAAAAATTAGAGTCAGTGGTGTGGGAGGTGGCGGTGGCGGTAGCGGATTTTCAAACGGTATCGGTGGTGGCGGCGGCGGTACGGACTCAACGCCAATCCTCAATCTCAATTCTGCTTCGGTTGATATCGTTTACTCGGTTGGAGCTGGGGGGCTCGGCGCTATCTCGTCGCCAACCAGCGGCGGAAATACAACTGCGACGGTCATGGGTTACTCCATAGTTGCCGGTGGAGGGCAGACGAATGCCGGTGGTGTTGGCGGTCCGCTTGGTTTCAGCGGAGGCAACGGTGGGCAACGCGACCCCACCGGCAACTCAGGAGGTGGCGGAGGTGGTGCTGCGGGTTTCTTCGCACCCGGCGGTAACGGTGGAGCCCTCTCAGGAAACGGCGGAGACGGCGTATCTGACGCGGGATCTGGAGGAGGCGCGGGCAGGGATGGCACAGTGAACCAAGGCGGGGGAGGCGGTGGTGGCCAAGGGGCTAGCGGCGCGGCCGGTGGCTCTGGTTCGGCTGGCGCAATTGGGGTTGTTTTGCCTGTTGGCGTCGCCCCCGAACGACTTGGGGTGGCGGGTAGCCCTTCCTCCGGGCCCAGTGGGGGCGCCGGTGGGGCAGGTGGCGGAGGTGGCGGAGCTGGGCGCTACAGCAGTGGCGCCGCTGGCGGTAACGGCGGTAACGGCAGACTGAGGATCGAGCTATGGTAAAGGTCGAAAACGGCAAGGCTACACGAGTTGATCTGCCCGATTTCCTCAAGGGATTGGCCCCTGAGTCGCTGCTGGATCTTTCGTGGACTGATCCGGCATTGGGTGTGCAAGGTTCCGGCTGGTGGCCAGAGGAAAACGCCGACGGCGAACTGGGCGCTAACAAGAAGTGGGGCGTCGAGGTGCTGACCTTGGACACTGACCGCAATGTCGTGATGGTCACGCACAAGCAGGTCAACATGACTGCTGCCGAAAAGGCCGAGCGTGATGCGGCCATTGCTGCCGACTGGAAGCAACGCATTGCAGATCGCCGCTATCAGGCTGAAACCGGCGGCACCACCATCAACGACATGCCAATCGACACGGGCCGCGACAGCCAAGGCTTGATCACCGGCGCCGCGCTGCAAGCCCTGATCGATCCAAACTACTCGCTGCACTGGAAGACCTCCGGCGGCTTCGTCGATCTGACGGCTCAGCAAGTGCTCGGCGTGGCTTCTGCGGTGCGCGCATTCGTGCAGGCCTGCTTCAATCGCGAATCGGATCTTCTGGACGCCGTTGCGGCAGGCACGATCACGGCGGAGATGCTTGAGGAAGGGTGGCCAACATGAGCCGGTTCACGACCACCCTGAAAACCGAGCAGATCGGCAAGTGGACTCACACGCTACTCGATGACCTGGTGCTGGCCGACGAGGATCAGCGCGTCATCACCGTGCCCGCTGGCTTCACCACGGACTTTGCCAGTATCAAGGTGCTGCACAACGCCTTCCTGTTCGTGCTGTTCGCGCTTGTGTCTGGCTACGGTAACTACGCGGCGACCGTGCACGATTGGCTGTACACGACTGGCCAGGTCAGCCGGAAGGAGGCGGACGCCGTCCTGTACCGCGCACTACGTACCGAGGGCGTCGCGCGATGGCGGGCCTGGCTTTTCTGGGCTGGCGTTCGATTAGGCGGCGCCAAGCAATACACCAAGACCCCGACAAGTTCGGGGTTTTCTTCGTCGGGACTTCAAATAAAAAGCCCCGGCGAACTGTGA